TAAAAAGCACGTTTTAAAAAGGAGTGCCTGGGGGACTCTTCCTCAAGCCATGCAAGATGCATCCGAGGCTTTTTTAGCCAAGGAGATCTACTGGTTTGAGGAACCCCTGCCTCCCACTACCTCTCACGCTTACAATCACGACCCCCATGAGGAACGCAAGTATCTTGAGTATGTGAAGGATTGCTTGGATCGAAACCAAGTGGACAAGCACAAAGCAAGGTCATTCATTCAGGGTCTGAGAGTGTGCGGTAAAGAGGGGGAAAAACTGATAGAACATTTAAAAAAGAAAGTCATAAAATGATAGAAAGTCCGAGAATACAAGAACACCTGGGCAGGCAGGGTAAAAAGTGCAGGCGCATCAATACCCCTTCACAGACAACAGGCATCATTGAGCTTTTGTAAATCTATGTATCACACTTTTAAAATTAAAGATGCTCAGATTGTAGCGAGCGACGAGCAAACGCATTCACCTGGCGTATGGGACACGTCTGACGTGATGGGGAAAGATTGGTTCAACAGCATCCCTGGACAGACAATCTTGGATGCAGGATGTAGGGACGGTTGGTGGAGTCTGCTTTTTTCTCAGATGGGAAAAGAGACTTATGCCATGGACTGGGATGATCTGGATCGAAGGCGAGAGGTGACCAAGCTGGTTGATGCTAATTATGAATTCCACCATGAGACGATCTACAACGCTGCATCACTTAAAACCAAGTTTGACACGGTTTGGATTTCAGATGTTGTCTGTCACCTTCTAAATCCTGTCCTCGCATTGTCTCAGCTTCGACAGATCACGGGTGATTACATTTACGTGGGTTTTGACCAGTGCGAGGTTAAGGGAAGCGTGACAGGTCACTACGGAGCATGGACCCCAGCTTCACCTGTCATGGGGTTAGGTATCCGATCATACCCTGGCCTGCATACACCTCAGAGCATGGAGAGGTTATTAAACATCGCAGGGTTCACTGACATCGAGATGATTGGTGACTACAGGGTTACCATGGATCAGAAACCAGAGCATTGGGATAGCGGACTTGAACGGGGCAATAATGTCATGAGAGCAAAGCCAGGAAGTGAGTTCCTTCATGAGCGAGATGTCATTGGGTGGAAGTATAATGGGAAAGGATTGCAGGCATGAGTGACGAAAGAGAAGAAGCGATCCAGAATCTCATCGAGACAGCTTACCGAATGCTCTGTTACATCCCGAGGTCGTATGAATCCGATGGACCCAGGGGAGAAATGGAGCAAGCAATTCTTGCAGTTAAAGATCAGGAAGAACAGGAGGTGAGTCATGAAGAATAAATGGCACTATCATGATAGTGAACCTGTAGCAATAAACCAAGACCTTCCCCACTTGCGGAATGGTGGGAAGTGGAAGGACCCAAAAACAAAGCAACGTGCGGAGTCCTACCTTGGGTGGCTTAAAGCATTGAAAATGTCTGACGCTGATGCTCAGTGCCTGATAGGTGACATCTACTGGGACTGTCATACAGAGTTGACCTTGGCTGAACATGGGTTGCTACAGGCTAAACATCCGCATACGTAGGAATGGAACCGATGACGATATTCGCAATGGGTAGCTGCATGGGCTTCGCCTTTGGCTTTCTGGTTGCACTGATAATGACGCAAAGATCATGAGACCAGTCATTCCCCAGTGGATATATGAGGTGGGTTTCTCTCCAATCCAGAGAGAAGCCTACCTCTATGTCTGTATGAGAGGTGTCTGCTTCGATGACAAGCGATCCATGGCATCTACCCTGGGTGTTTGCAAGACTCGATTGTGGAAGGCTCTTAAGGTCTTGGTTGACCATGGTTGGTTGGATCAAAAAAAGGCTGGAAGATCCACTTGCTACCTAGCCAGGACCAAGGGCAAGCCGATAAAATCGGTCCCTATGACTAACACCTCACAGAAACAACGTGTACGCGAGGACGGACACGTTAACGATACAACGTGTACGCGATCACGTACACTAACTAATAATATAATAGATATAGATATTAATAATAATAGTAATAGGGACGAAATCCTCACAGAGATCATTTTGGCAGGAAGATCCAAAAGATCAGATGTCCCTAAGACTGTTGCTGCTGATATTAAGGCAGGCAAAAAGTATTTCCAAATATGACCCTTCAAAAGCAAAGCAATAAAATCTCAATTGAATACGACATTCCCGAGGACTTGGATGCAGAGAAAGGACTTCTTTCTTGTGTTCTTCTAGGGGCTTTCAGCGAAGCTGAAGAGTTAGGGGTGAGTTCCGAATGGTTTTCTGACATGAGACACCAACAGATCTGGGTAGCTTGTGAGAACATCGTTAAAGACGGTGGTCAGATCGATCAGGTGACTGTTTCAAGGCAATCAGTGAAGAATGCTTTATACATCGATGATCTGATCGAGCATTCACCATCTGCCTCAAACCTGAGCTACTATTCAAAGCAAGCATATGCTGCATACATCAGGAGGAAAGTCTTTCTCAAGCACTACGCTGCCATCGAGGAGAGTAAGGTTGAGCAAGACCCTGAGAAGCTTCTACAGAGGCTTCAGGACGATCTCTGGCAGACTACTAGAGGCATGACAGCAGAGAAGGATCAGAAGGCAGCTCAGAAGGGATTTGTCGAGGTTCTGGAGAGTGCTGTAGACGGTGGTGTTCCTGATCTCTCAATTAAGTCTGGAATCTATGGTTTGGATCAGAAGCTGGGTGGGTTTCTCCCTGGTGCAGTTTACATCATCAGTGGAAGACCTGGTGGTGGTAAATCAGCTTTTTCGATGTATCTAGCAATACAAGCTGCAAAGCAGGGTAAGCGTGTAGCCCTATGGTCTCTGGAGATGCTTTATAACTCCATTGCAGAGCGTGCTGTAGCCATTCTATCAGGTGAAGATGTCAGGCATTACCTGAAGACAGGACATGGGGATAAAGGAAAGATAGCCAGAGCTACAAAGGAGTTTTTTGAACTACCGATTCACATAGAAGACACCCCTGCAATAACTGTTGATCAACTCAGGTCCCAGGCAAGGCGATTTGTTCAAGACAAGGGAGTGGACATGCTCATTATCGATTACCTTACCTTGCTACGTTCTGGGGGAAGGTATGAGAACAGAGTCAACGAAGTAGGAGCCATGACTAGGACAATCAAGATCATAGCCCTTGAATGTGGTGTTCCAGTCCTTCTCTTGGCTCAGATGAATCGAGAGTTTGATAAACGTGAATCCAGTATACCAAGACTCTCAGATCTGAGGGATTCAGGGACTGCAGAGCAGGATGCTGACAGTGTGGGATTCCTGGTTCCAAATACCAAGGAGGATGAACCCGATGACGGTATCGTCAACTTCTACATCCGCAAGAACAGAAATGGCATTCAGGAAGCCAAGGTGTCCTTGGAATACACAAGGTGGAATAGTAGGTTTACTGGTGTCGAGGGACCACCTGTTCTTGAGAATAAACTTCCGAAATGATCATCACTATCACACTTGAAGACCATGATGGCAACGTCATCGAAATACAGAATTCAGTCACCAATAATGCGAGCATGGGCAAGCTGTTATACGGACTCCCATTGCTCTCTCAGGAAGATACAGACTTTGAGTTGCACGATGAAGACTCTGAACCAATTAAAAGCAGGTGGAATTAATGGCAAAGAAAACAAGTAATATCATTGCTTTGGCAGGCAAGAAGCGAAGCGGTAAAAGCACGGCTTCCAAGCATGTCATGGCACTGTTGGAAAAAGATGGATTAAAGGCTATCAGACTGGGTTTCGCAGACCCTATCAAGTCCGAGGTGGCAAAGATCTTCGGAACCTATAAGGAAGCTGATAAGGCTACCCTGAGACCCGTCTATCAGTCTGTTGCTGAGAGCATGAAGATCATGCGTGGAAGGGATGTATGGTTGAAGCAATTAGCGGAAGCATGGAACCATTATCAGAACCATGGATACAACGCATTGGTGATCGATGATATGAGGTTTGCGTATGAACAAGTCTGGGTATCGGGCCTTGGAGGGCAGGTCTGGAAGATAGTCAGAGAGACTGGACTCAAAGACGATCATATCAGTGAGACTCAGATAGGAGCCATCAAGGCAGATCACCTGATTGTTAACAACGGATCAAAAGAGGATTTTCTGGTGGAAGTGACTAACACCTACTACACTAAATAAATCATGGAAATCACGTTATCCCCCGAGGAGCAGAGGTATGCTAAATTCCTAGCCAAAAAGCGTCATGAGCATGCCAGGAAGGAAGGAAAGGTAAACGTAAGGAAAGGTCCTCAAAGTGACGAGATAACCGATCTGGAGGGCATTGCAGGGGAGATGGCTTACTGCAAGCTTATGAATGTATACCCTGATTTCCAGATAGACGTGATACCTGACGCAGATTGCCTTCTTCACACTGGACATGCAGTGGATGTCAAGACCACCAAATACGCTTCGGGGAAACTCATAGCAGCACGATGGAAAGGTGAGGGAGTTGATGTATACGCACTCATGGTGGGAGAGTTTCCTACATACAAATTTGCAGGATTCACCAGCAAGGAATCATTGATCGATCCGAAGAACCTGACTGACCTTGGAAGGGGACAAGTATTCGCCATGGCTCAACAAGATTTAAACCAACCATTTTAACATTATGAATCAAGACAATATACCAAACCAATTGGACGAGGGAGAAATCATCCCTGAATTTATAGGACTGTCCGATGACATAACCAAAGGCTCAGATTATTTCTGGGCAAAACGTGGAGGAGACCCAGGCAAGATGTTCAATGGGAGACTCCAGAAGAGGAGGCAACGTGATATGCCAGAGATGTCAGGGTAAAGGCTACATAATCAACCCAAGAGAACAAGATGTCTGTCCGGATTGCGAAGGGTGGGGTTTTAAGAAAAAAAACAATGAACATACAACCAATCGTCGTATTAAGTCACAAGCACGGAGTCACAGCTCAATGGCTAGACTCCCAGTCAAACACTCAGGTAGTCGCTACCTATGAGGAGAATAATGGTAGCTATGGCTTAACCCAGGTAGCAGGGCCATGGTCAGGAGTAAGAAAACCTGAGGATGACCCCAAGACATGGACCCCTTACATCAAGGAGGGTTACGATGAGATCAGAGGATACTGCTTGATGCAGGCTGACATGATACTCACCAGTCTCAACTCAACCAACGGCATGAAGCTACTACGTAGCCAATTCAAGGGGCATATCCTTGGATTTGATGAAGGTGACTAACATAGGGTATTGCAGAACACCCGAAATATAATTACACTCGGTTGGGAGGTTGGCAGATAATAGATAAAAATCTGTCACCCTCCCATTATTTATGCCCAAAGGTTCCCTCACCAAATTCAATAACAGGTCACCTGAGTCTCACCTACAGCACTACACTGGTGAACAACTGAAGAAGCATGACCCCAAAAGATATGACTCCATAGTCCTAGCTTTGAAGGAAGGCATATCACCTGAGAGCATAGCGAAGATCCTCTACACAAGCCTCCAGACAGTCAAAGGAATAGCCAGGGAGGAAAAGACAGAAGCCATATCGAAAGCCACTCTGAAGCATAAGGTTGGACTGATATCAGACCTGATGCTTGACCAGGTGCTGAAACACCTAGAAGAGGGGACATTGAATAAGGATAAATTGCCCGTCAACACTGCCATCTTTATCGATAAATTGATGATGTTAGCTAACGATGGTGCTTCAGTGGTCAAACATATCAAAGTTGATGCCACTCCTGATAAGCTTAACGAGCTAATCGATAACTTACCTGAAGCAAGTAAACCAATTGAAGCAGAGGTAGTTACAACATGAATACGCGTAGACATAAATCTTCGCACAATACTAATTATGTTCAATAGAAGCCTGGATAGGGGTGGGGGGGATCAGTCACTTTCCAAAATGAAGAGATTCGTTGCGGATCTCCACTTCCACCCCAAATGACAAAAGGCCCCTATATCAAGCAATGCACTCAATGCGGTGCTGAGTTTAAAGCAGGCAGAGATCTGGCAATGTATTGCTCCAATGCTTGTGCTTGCAAGGCCAAGAGAAGCCGTAATAAGGAGAGGTATAGGGGCTACTACAACAAGTATTATTGGAGCCACAAGGACTCTGTCAGAGCAGTAGCTCGTCAGTGGAAAAAGGATAACAAGGAAGCGACCAACAGTCATCGACATAACTATAGAACCAGGAAGAAGCAGGGACATCCTGAGGACTGTTCTAAGTGGATTTCGCTGATGACCAATCCATTGGTAGGGAAGCCTTGCTTCTATTGCGGAGAGAGCAACAGTGGCTATCACATGGATCATTTTATTCCGATCAGCCTGGGAGGAAGTCATGCACCATGGAATTTGAGATTGGCATGTCCAAAGTGCAATATGGTGAAAGGCTGCAAGCTTCCAAAGTCCACTTTTTGCGAAGAGATTTTTAAGTATGGAAAAGAGAAAGAAACGAGGGAAAAGACGAACAATGCTGGAATCACCAGATTTAAGGTGGAAAGCAGGAAAAGAGTCCAAAACTGCAAAGGTCATTGACCGTCCATTTAATCGAGGATTGGTCAAAACAGATATAGGGTTGGTAAGGGTGAAGGACAATGAACTCTTCCAGAAGGGCCTTGAGTTCCCTGTATGGGTTGAGCAAGGGACAGGCAGGCTGATTTGCAAAGGTGTCCCAAAGCAACTTGACCGCTGGATATGAAATGGACTCCCCATCCTATTCTCAAGATACCTACCAGGGCAGAAGCTGAAGCCCTGAAGGATCAAGGCAAGTTGATTGAGTATTATGAGAGACGAGAGGAACTCATACAGCTTGAGGCATCTGATCCCTACAATTACGGCACCGATTATCATAACACCAAGGGTGTCTTCGATCACTGGAAGGATGTTGATGATGCCATCGATGATCCAGATGTAGACGTGATCTACATTTTTGGTGGGAATCGTGGAGGTAAGAGCAGATACCTGGCTTCCAGAATGGTCAGAGCGATGGTTAATAGACCAAACATGAGGATCTGGTCATGCCATTCCAGCAATGACTCTAGCATACAAGTCCAACAACCCTACATTCACACTTATCTCCCACAACAATGGTTGGCTCAAAAAAAAGCTGTTAGATCTGTAGCCAACATTTCTTTCACCCAGAAGAACGGTTTCTCAGGCAGGACGATTGTGGGTCCCAATCACAGCCAAATGTGGTTTAAGAATTACACTCAGGATCTCAGCACCCTGGAAGGAACTGAACTGGATTTGATCTGGTTTGATGAGCTTGTCCCTCAAAGCTGGGTAGAGACATTGAAATATCGTCTTGTCTCTCGCAAGGGCAAGATGCTCATCACTTTTACTCCAATCGAGGGATATTCCAGTGCAGTGAAATCTGCCATGGAAGGAGCCATCATCGAGGAAACCAGGGAAGCAAAGCTGATTGACCCTAACAGCCCAGGCAACATACCAGGAGTTCCCAAGGGCCATATGCCATATCGAGCCAGAACCAAGAATGGTAGCGGAAAGATATTCTGGTTTTATAGTGAATGGAACCCTTATACCCCATTTGATCGGTTGCAGAAAACCCTGAAAGGCAGGACCAGAGAGGAACTGGAAATCAGGGCTTATGGCTACGTTTCAAATCCTGTTACAGGCAAGTTCCCGAGGTTTACTGATCGCAACATAGTCAAGGCTTCAGACATCCCCAGGCAGGGAACCAATTACATGGTTTGCGATCCAACCCCTGGCGATAGAAACTGGTTCTTTCTATGGGCAAGGGTGGATGATCTGGGACGTGTGTTTATTTACAGGGAATTCCCTGATTACAAAAACCATGGTGAATGGGCAGTTCCAAGCTCCAAGCTTGACGGTAAACCAGGCCCTGCTCAAACAGCCGATTGCGGTAGAAACATCGCTCAATGGAAAAGCCTTATCCGAGAACTTGAAAAGAGTGATGGAGGAATCCATGAAAGATACATCGATCCGCGAGCTGGGAGAACTGCAGTCCTGGGGCAGCGAGAACACAACCAATCATTGATTGATTTACTTGCTGCACCAGACCGAGGTGCTGGAGGTCAGGTAACAAAAGATGGTTTACACTTTGTTCCTGCATCCATGGCTCATATCGACGAGTCAGTTGCTCTTGTCAACAATTTGTTTGCCTATAACCTGAGCGAAGAAGTGACGGTTCTCAATGAACCGAAACTCTATATCTCTGAGGATTGCGGAAACTTAATTTACAGCTTGAAAACATGGACGAATGCAGACGGTGACAAAGGAGCAAGCAAGGACCCTTGTGATGCTTTACGTTACCTTATCCTTATGGACCCCATGTATGTCTCAAGGCAAGCCGATTACAGCACTGAACCAGGATCATACTGATCCGAGTGACTAACACCCATGCAAAGCAGCAATACAGCAGGAGATAAGCTCCAGACATCGACAGAACCTAACATCGCAGAACTACACAAAGACTTTGTGCGGTCCTTCACCGATGAGCGAATAACTCACCGAGTAAGGGAAAGCGATGAAACACGGTTCTCAACCTGGAACGGTCAAAGTCGAGACGGGAAGAAACACGCAAGCAATCTAGGTCAACAACCGTTTCCCTGGGAGGGTGCAAGTGATACCCGAATTCGCCTTGCAGACGAGGTCTGTTCTTTCATGGTGCAACTGTCAACTTCTGCCTTATCACGATCCGCATTGAACGTAGGAGGTGTAGAAGGTGGAGACCATGAAGCTGCCAGTGCAGTAGGGGTATATCTCCGATGGATGCTCTCAACAGTCTTGCAGCCAGACTTTGAGGAGGAATTGGAACTTCATGCAGAATATGCAGCGCAATATGGCTGGAGTGTACTTCATACCACCTGGGAGCGTTGCTATGCCCAGGTCCCTCAAAAAATATCCCTCCAAGGTCTATCCCGGCTCATGGGAGCCGAATCCCCTGATAAACTTGAAGCACTCCAGTCAGCCCTGCAAAACGAAACGGAATACCTGGCAGACATGCTGGTTGCCAGCAACCCAGGCTTAACCAGGCAAAAGGCCCTGAAGCATATCAAGGAAGTTGCCAAGACAGGTGAAACAATTTTTGAAGTCCCCCAGGTAATCAAGAACCAACCAAGCATTGTAGCTCTACGCCCTTACTTTGAAGTCTTGATGCCACCAGAGACGCAAGATTGGCATCGAGCCAGAGCTATCTTCCGAAGAGATTATTATTCGGTGGCAGAGATTGAAGAAAAAGCTACCAACGGTGGATGGGACGAAGAGTTTGTCGAGAAGATCAAACGCACTGCAGGCAAGAATAGCTCTGTATGGGATACAGGCTTGTCACCCGTAACAGGAGACAGTGAGAAACTGGATGACCGAAGCAATCTGATTGAAATCGTTCACGCATACTCAAGGAGAGTTACTGAGAATGGCAACCCTGGTATCTACCAGACTGTTTACTCTCCTTACATGCACAAGGACGAGCGAGGTAAAGAATGTTTCGCTCAACATGAGCTTGTGACAGAGGCAGGAGGCACTTACCCATTTGAATGCTTTACCCGAGAAAAGACACGTCGATCACCAATTGAATCAAGGGGTGTTTCTGAGATCGTCAAAACATGGCAATCCGAATACAAAGCCCAGGCAGATCAGGTCTTTGATAGATCAAGTTTCGATACCTTACCTGCACTGAAGGTTCCCTTACGCTACGGTCAACGGATTAAAATTGGTCCTGGAGTTCAGATTTCTGAGCAACGTCCTGGTGACATATCCTGGATGGACACTCCAAAGAGAGGAGCAGATCTAGCCTTTCAATTGATGGATCAGATTCAGGTAAGAACTGACCGTTACTTTGGCAGGCCGAATTCACAGGTAGCTCCAGTTGAAACTCAGTTAAGGCAGCAAGCCTACGTTCATAGATGGTTGCGTCACATGTCAACGGTGGTCAATCGCATGTGGGATCTGACTCAAAAGTTTGACGATGACGAACGATTTGCAGCAGTAACTGGGACAGGCAAGCCGATCCCGAGAGACCCAGGGAACTTTAACTTTACACTGAACTTTGATGTCCGCGAATTGGACAACGAATTCGTTGAGAAAAAATTGCAAGCTATCTCTCAATTTGTCTTGCCAGAAGACACCATGGGTATTGTGGATCGAGCCAAGTTGATACGTAAGAAATTACAAGTCATCGATCCTTCCCTGGCTGATGAATTGGTGATTGAAAATGCAGAGGCATCACAAGCCATGTTTGAGGAAGTGAACTCTCAGGTAGCCTTCATGGCCTTGGGCAACAATCCGAGCAAACTGGTGGAGAACGATCCATCTGCAGCAATCAAGCTACAGTTCCTGCAACAGATCATTCAGAACAATCCCAAGTATCAGCAACAGCTCCAGGCAGACGAACAGTTTGCGGAATTGCTGAAGGTCTATTCACAGAACTTGAACATGTCCGTAATGCAACAGAACAACAAACAAGTAGGAAGGTTAGGGGTGAATCCAAATGCCTGATCAAATCTTTGAATACCCGAAAGAACTTCTGCAGGCATTTGCAATGTCAGAAGAACACCCAGTCAAGAAGTCCATATTCTGGATACTGGATGAAGCTGCCCAGGCAGATGTCAATCTGTTGACCAAGTCTGGAGCCTCGGACTCCGAAAGACATTATTGTGCTGGAAGACTTGCAGCCATTCAGGACCTACATGCAGAGTTTCGAGGCATTTTCCAAGCTGCAGGCAAAGACCCCGAATAGGGGTTGACACTAAAAAAGACTTTGCGACGATTTCTTTAACCTGTCCGAGGTTACTAATGGCTCCTTGAGTGCCTTTAAACTCATGTCACCGGTTTCTTGCGACCGTCAACAGCATGGATAAATCCGAAACGCCAGAGGTGAACCAAGACTCTGGGGAAGAAACTCCACTTGGTGGGATGGACGCATTGAGGGATGCAATTTCAGCATCGTTAACACCTCAAGAAGACGTTCAAGAACAGACAGAACAGACACCCGTTCCTGAACAGGAAGATGACTCAACGCAGCAAGTCATTGACCAAGATCAGGAGGAACCAGAGGAAGCACCTCACAGGGGAGATTACAACTGGCAAAAGCGAGTCAATAAACTGACTGCTCAGAAAAAGGAACTGGAAGAACAGCTCCATGAACTGAAGCAAGAAAGCTTTCAACAGAAGCAATCTCAAAAACCCAAAGAGGAAAACAATATCTCTGAACTGGTGACTCAAGCCGAAACCCAGGAGGACCTGGATCGGCTGATGGATGACGCATTGGCAGCAGAGCGATGGGCGAAGCGAAGCTTATCGCGTTACAGGCGTGATCCCGATTCCGTCGAACAAGAAATTGAGAAACGAGTTGGGGAAAACATGCCTGATGACGTGGAAGCATGGCTGGAAGACCTAGCACTAAACGCTGAATTTCAGCGTGAGTCAGACATTCCGAAAAGACGCAAGCAGATCGAGCAGCAGTCAAGATCATTTGAGTTCGCATCAACCAAATACCCTTGGTTACGCGACCCCAAAAACCCTGCGAGAGCATGGGTGGATCAGGTCAAACAGGAAAACCCTGGGATCAAGAATCTCCCAGACGTGGACCTGTATTTAGCGAGAGCGTTAGTTGGCTACTACGTAGAGCAGGAGCAAGCGAATAAAGCGACAAAGCAAACAAGGACCCCAGATCCCACTCCGCAACCAGGGAGACCTGCCGTAACAAAACCGCAGGTTAGCGACATCGATCAACGCATGAAGTCAGCCAGGGAAAGAGTCAAGAAAACAGGTTCCAGGGACGGTCTGAAGGATTGGATCAAAGCTGCAGCTAATATCTAAAAAAGAAAAGGATTATTCATCATGGCAATGCTATTTGAAAAAGATCAGGTCGCAAAACGAGAAGACCTGCTGGACTTAATTACAAGGGTAGACGAGAAGGCGACCCCTTTCATGTCTCTCGTTAACAAAGGAAGCACACCACAGAACACATTCATCTCATGGCCTGTCGATTCATACGCAAGTCCAGCTCTCGGTGGAACCGTCGACGGGACCGATGTGGCGAGTTACGACAACCATGCAGCAAGTCGAGCCTTGTTGTCTAGCTACCTCCAGACCTTCCGCAAAGCTTACCAGGTTTCACGCTTGGCTCAGGAAGTCTCTGACGTTGCTGGTCTTGGTGCTGGAAACGAAATTGCTGAAGCATCTGCGAAAGCTGGTGTCGAGCTGGTTCGTAACATGGAAGCAACTCTCCTGTCGGACCAGGAGCATGACGCTGATGATGGAACCAACCCTTACCTGCTTCGAGGACTAGGCTTGTGGATTCGAGACACAGCAAATATTGCTGCCCAGAACGGTGGTCACCAGGTTCCTGCTGCCTTCCGGCCTGCTGCAGGTCAGATCAACGGTGACCCAACTGCAGACATAACTGAGTCTGACATCCAGACCATGCTGCAAACCATCTGGTCTGCAACTGGCATGACAGGTGACTACAAGTTGTTTGCTGATGCAACTCTGCGACGAGCATTCACTGATTTCACCAGGACAATTGCTACTGCTGGATACAGTCAGCGTAGCTTGAACTATGACGGTGATGGCACTCGCATCAGTAACACAACCACTATATTTGATGGTGACTTTGGTTCTGTTGAGGTGATCGCTGACAACTTCATTGGCTTTAATGCTGCTGGCTCCTCTCAGGAAGCTGGACGTGGATACCTGCTCGATATGGATAAGATTGATCTTCGTGTCAACAAGCAGCCAACCATCGAGCGTTTTGAAGACAAAGGTGGTGGCGAACGCTTCTTGATTGAAGGACGTGCAGCCTTGCAGGTCCGCAACCCAATTGGCCTGGGTCAATTCAGCCCAGCACTCTAATAGAATTTGCCTCAGGGAACTGAGGTAAAACCAACCCTCGGACACGGGGGGGCCGAGTGGTCCCCCCATTTGAGGGACGCTTTCATTTTAAATTTATATGTCCGATTACTCAGAACAGCTCAGGGACCGATTGGCAAAAGACCACTATGAAGGTTACGAGAGTAGCCATGGTGAAGCTGCACGTAGGCAGAAACAAATCGCCAGTCAAAATCAAAACCGAAAATCCATCAACGGGATAGGGAAGCCAGTCATGGAAGTGGACTCAAAAGTCTACCATGAATGGACTCGACGAGAAGGTAAGGAGATTTGGAAAGACCCCAATTTCAGGAAATACATTTCCGAAAGAAACCCAGAGCTGAAAGTGAAGTCCCAAGGAACTGGGAAAATACAGGTAGGGTATGGCTCTTAGTCCACTGAACTACGGCAGAACGCTTATCCAAGTCTTGAACTTGGCAGGCATTGAATCTGCAACTCTGCCAACAGTTGAATGGCGATTATTCAGAGACCTGTTATCCAGGCGAATCAAGTTTGGATGGCAAGCTGCCAAATGGCCTTCGACCTGTTCCACTGAACAGAGGACAGTCACTCAAACGGGTGGCGATGAAGGCAACTACGTTGCACTCAATCAGCCTGGTCAAACCGAGATCTCAGAGGTGTTTGCGGTTTGGAATAAAAGCCCAAAAGCAAATCAGGACAATCAGGATCTCACCTGGTATTTAAGCGAAAACGGTGTCCAGATTGCGGAAAACAATACCACCGTTTACATCCTGTTTCGCAAATTGCCACCAGCACTGACAGGGGAGGTTTACTCTCAGTCTACTGCTTATAACCAGAACGATCAGGTTTACGACAAGACACAAGGCAACTTTTACGTTGCAAATCAATCGGTAGCTTCTGGTGCCGATAACAGCCCGACAACTCAACCAACATATTGGGATCTGGTCACGATACCAGAGCTGTTTGCTGACTACCTTATCCGAGGAACGTATGCAGATTACCTGCGACACAATGGTGAATTGGATCGAGCTAGGGTAGCCGAATCCGATGCCCGAGGTGCCTTAGACCATGAGCTTTTGAAGCTTCATACTCAGCAAGGCCAAACAACCAGACTGCAGGTCTCAACTTATTAATTTTTTTTTATCCGAGGTGACTAACACTAGCTACAAAAAATGCCCTCACTAATCACGGGAGTTGATAACTCAGATAAATACAGAACCGTCAGAGTTGGTGACGATGGTCACCTTGGTTCAAGCACTGGAGCATACCAAGACGGTGCAGGAACCCTGAACGGAAATTTCTCATACGTTTTTGCTCACACGGCAACGGTCCTCTCATCGATCACGTCGAATAATTTGAGTGGGACTTTAACAAACATCGCTTTACCTGCTGGCTCAACATGGCGTTGCTGTTCTGCAACTCAAATCGTTGTCAGCACCGGAGAGATAACTGCCTATAACATATGAGCAATGCAGGACTAGGACTCGGCTTTGGACTCACGCAATCTGCTCCCTCTGGAGAGACAGCAGTCTTTGAATACTTCCTAGTGGACGAAAACGCTGACGGCATTATCGACGAAAACTCTGATCAAATAATTATCGCAGACACTAACTAAAATTTCTCATGGCAAACAAAAGAATTAAAGACATCTCCACGGCAAGCACTTCGTTTGCCAGCGACGATTTCGTCATCACTGACAGCGCAACTTCTGGCACTCGGAAGATGACCAAGGACAATTTAATCTCCCAGGTCAGTGCAGGAGTGAGTGGTGATTACCTGGAGGAGTCAAATAACCTAAGTGACGTAGCCAGCAAGGACACCGCAAAGCTAAATCTGGAAGTGCCAAACGTAGGCACCGCAGCCAACGAGGTTTCCCTTAACGGAATGCTAAATTCGGGTGCGTGGCTTGATTTCGACGCTTTCTATGAGACCGGTAATTGGACGCCCACGGTAACGTTTGGAGGCAGCTCGACGGGAATCGCACTGACTAGCGAGGGCATATATACACGAATCGGCAACACTGTCACGGTACACGGAATCATAACTTTCACTGATAAAGGTGCAGAGTCGGGGTCTGCCAGAATTACTGGTCTGCCGTTTACTGCTGCCAATACAAGCGGAAGCTACCAGTGCGGAGTGATTGGTTTTGCTGCGAATTTATTAAGCCTCGTCGGAACTCCAACGTTTGCAGTTGCGGACAACGGGACCGAGCTTTATTTGCAGAACTGGTCAGCGACCGATTCGGTGAATTTGACGAACTCAAATTTTAAAGACAATACGTCAATCCGCTTCTCCGCAACCTACAAAATCGCATAACGCATATGAGCATATCAAATTCCTACCCCACACAGCGGCCCAAGCTCAACCTAGTGTTCAACGGGGGCAGTGACCAACTCGACTCGCGTCTCAGCTACAGTCGTTCCAGCACGGGGACTTTCATATCCAATGAGAAAGCATTGTCCTCCGAGAACCTGCTCACCTACAGCAACCCAAATGATGCCGTTTGGACCGAGAGCGGCTCGACTGTCACAACAGGCCAGACAACGTCTCCAGACGGAACCAGCAACGCTTCGGCTTTGACTGAGGACAGCTCGACGGGAATACACAGAACGTTTTTGTCAACGACAGTCAACTCTGGGGACGACTTAACAATTGTCGCGTTTTTAAAGGCGAACGGCAGAACCATAGTCCAGCTCGGGCAAACTGGAACATACGGTACGGGCATCTGGGTTGAGTTTGACTTGTCTGGAAGTGGGACTGCAACCACTCGCTTTGGAAGTCCAACAAATGTAAGCATTGCCCAAGTAGGAAGCACTGGTTGGTACAAAGTAAGCTACAGCTCAACCACTGACTCGGCTGGTACGCATTACACACAGCTCAGACTTTGCGATTCTGCTGATTCTGTGAGCTATAGCGGAGACGGAACCTCTGGTATCTATGTTTACGGCTGCAATTTGTCCAACACCGGACAGTTAGTGACTGACTCGACGAGCGGACAAATACACCGCGAATACGCTCCCACTCTGAAGACATCCGCTGCCAACGAGCCACGGTTTGAATACGGTGCATCTGGAAATTCAGAAGGTTTGCTCATCGAAGCGCAAGCGACGAATTTAGCGACCTACGGCAGCGACCTAACAAACGCAGTATGGAACCCGCTAAGTGCCACGGCAGCGACCGCTGCAATCGGTCCAGACGGAACATTGAGTGCGGCAAAATTAACCAGCGGCACTGGTTCGGGCATCTATCCACGCTTTAGGCGATTATCCTTTTTAAGCACCAGTAAAACTCAAACCTTTTCGGTTTACGTAAAGCCTCTTGAGTATAGCTATCTCAATATTAGTCAAGACGGTCACTCAACGCAGATGGTTCACTACAATTTAACGGGCAGTGGTTCTATCAGTTCTGCCTCTGGTTGTAGCGGCACCGTCGAGCAGTGCGGCAACGGGTGGTTCAGAATTAGCTTCACTCACACGAATGCGACCTCAAGCGCAAACCTAGCGATTGTAATGCAAAGCACGGCAACATATTCCTCCGAGACTGGTAATAGTTATGACGGAATGCTTTTCGCATCCGCCCAGCTCGAGGATGCAGCGACAGCAAGCAGCTTCATTGGGACAACTTCGAGTACGGTGACGAGGTCTGCTGACTCTTGCTCAGTAGCGGTTTCGGAAATTAATTATGTGGGCGGCCCGACAACATTGTTCGGAGATGCAGTCTCTGGGGATACGGCCAATTATCGAGGCTTATTAAGTGTCAGAGTGGATAACTCAAATTACA